GGTCTGATCAAAACAAAAGTGTGCCGGGCGTGTATATCAATTTTCAGGGTGTTCCGGCGACCCTCGGCGGCCCTGCCCCGCGTGGCATAGGCACGATGCCGCTGCTCTTGTCGTGGGGGCCGTTTGAAACCTTCATCACCCTGCAGAACGGCGAAGATACGTTTCCGGTGGTAGGGCAGGAGATTACTGACCCGACCCAACCGTTGATCATGGAGTTTTTTAAGGGGTCGGACAGCACGGCTGCCCCGCAAACCTTATTGCTATGGCGACTCCAAACGACCGGCGGCGTCAAGGCGACGGCAACGCCCATGACGGGCTTGACTGCCACGGCGCTCTATACCGGCGTCCTCGGCAATCAACTCACCGTGACGAGCGTGGCTGACCCGAACATCTCCGGATCGTTCGATGTCACTACCACGATGAATGGGACGATTGTTGACGTGCAGACCGCCTCGACCTTTGGGGGGCTGAAAGCGAATACATGGGTGACCTTCAGCGGCACGAGCGGCACGGCATTAGCGGCGTTCGCGGCGAAAGCGTTGACGACAGGCGTGGATGGCACACTCGATAGCACGTCTTATGGGCGCTATCTCACGGCCTTGCAAACCCAAACATTCCAGTCGCTCGCCTATACCGGAACGGACGCCAATGTGCAATGGCAATTCATCTCGTTCACTGAACAGGAAGCCGCACAGCAAGGCGTCGATTTTACCTGCGTGTTGGGTGCGATTGTCTCCGGCGCCAATGTCGATACCACGGCGGCCACGGCCAATAATCCGTATGTCATCTCCGTGCGGAATGGGTATCTCCGCAGCGACGGCACTACGATCAGCGCGGCACAGGCGGCGGCATGGGTGGCAGGCGCAAGCGCGGGCGCGTCCTACACACAATCCCTCACCTATGCGGCTATTCCCGGCGCAACGGCCGTCAATCCGGCGGTGTCCCCCTACCAGTTAGGGACAGATATCTCACAAGGGTCTTTCTGCCTGCAGCTCTCGCAACAGAACACGGTGCAGGTGGTATCCGACGTGAACACCTTCACGTCCTACACATCCACCATGACCCCGCTCTTCAGCAAGAACCGCCCCATTCGCACACAGCAACAGATTGCCAACGATATTCAGCGCATCTTCAGCCAGTACGTCATTGGCAAGATCAGCGGGAATACCGCAGGGCTGACCGTGCTCAAAGGGATCATTGTCACGTACATGAACACCCTGCAAGGCAATCAGGCGATTCAAGCATTTTCGGCGACGGATGTCACGGTGGCGCTCGGCAATACCAGCGATAGCGCCGTCATTACCATTGGCTATACCGACGTGGACAGCCTCGAAAAATTTTACATCACGATTCCCGTTACCACGGCCTAACCCCTCTATGAAAGGAGATTTCCATGCCAGTTACCAGTAATCAGTTTATCCTCGCGAACGATACCATCTCCGGCAAAGAGGGATACGCCTCCATGATCGACAGTACTGGGCGATACGTCCAGTTGTTTCGAGCGGAGAAGGTCATCGCGAAGGCAAACCTGAAAAGCGCCAAGATCAACCCGGCAGGATGCCGCGTCACGCAGACCAAAAATACCGGCGTCGAATACACCGGCACCATGAGCATTTACTACGGCTCGCCGTACTTCATGGCGCTGGTCAATGCCTATGCCAATACTGGTGTAATGCCGACCTTTGACTTGTTTATTACGAACAACGACCCGGCCTCTGGGTCGGGATTGCATGAAGAGCAGTTGAGCGGATGCAAGATCGAAGGTGATATTGACCTGGCGAAAATTGACGGCGCCAGCGAGGTGATGATGTCCGATGTCGCCTTTAGCGCCACCGGACGCACCACATTGACGGCGTTCAATGACGACAGCACCCTGAACGTCGGCACTCAGTCGTCCATTCCGTCAGATGGTTCGTACATCGACCCACAGTAACAAGACCCATCAACCCGGCAGGGGCATTGATTGCGCGCCAATGACACAGCACGGCCTGTAGCGGCACAGGTGCGCAGCCAATGCCCCTTTTCCTTATCTGGTCGAAAACAGCGGCAAGAAAGGAAGATTTAAAGGAGTACACCCCATGATTACCACGCTTTCGGCGTTCTTGAACCCGACGCCCATTGAAGAAACCCGCGATGTGATTATTTCGGATCGGTTCAAAGACAAAGACGGCAATAGTGTTCCGTTTACCATTCGCTCGATTTCCCAGTCACTCAATGAAGCACTGGTGAAGTCCTGTACCAGGCAAGTGAAGTCCAGCAATGGGCAGTATGCCGAGAAGTTTGACAGAGTGGCCTATGGCAATGCGTTGACCGTCGCCTGCACGGTGTCCCCGGATTTCGCCGCGCCGGATTTATGCCAACGGTACCAGGTGGGGGAACCGTCGCTTGTCCCGGCGCGTATGCTACGCGCAGGAGAGGCGTTAAAGTTGTCGCAGGCCATCATGGACATCAACGGCTTTGGCGACGATGATGAGGAATTGGTCACGCGCGTGGGGGAATGATTCGCTCGGACAGTGACACTTGGCTCGCGTACTACATGATGCTGAATCATGGTCGCTTTCCGAGCGAAGTCAATGCCCTGTCCCGCCGTGAGCGCATTATGCTCGTGGCATTTGCGCGCAAAGAGATTCAGGGACGCCCCAAGTCGTAAGGATACTTCCCTATGGGTGAATTTCGAGAAGAATTTGTTCTAGTTGACAAAGCCTCTGGGGTACTCGACCGGCTGATTGCGTCGATGGAAAAGCTCAATGCGTCTGTTGACCGCATGACGTTGATGTATGGTATGTCCATGGAGACCATGGCGAAGGTATCATCTGCAACAACAACAAAGATCGTTGGGCAAAACGAGCGAGTGTCGCAGTCTTATTATGAGGTGGGCACGTCGGCATCTCGCGCAGGCACACAAGTAGCGGCAGGGTTAAGCGCGGCGCAGTTGGCGGGCGCTAAATTAGTAAATGGTACTGACATAGTGGCGTCCAGCACCGACAAAGCGACCGCCTCCGTGGATAAACTGGGAACAACATCATCGCGCACATCGGGCTATCTGCAGCATATGTTTGTTCGTGTGGTTGCGCTCTCTGCGGCGTTCTTTGCATTGCGCAAAATGGGAGAACTCGGGCACGAGAATATCGAGAATGAAAAGCTCACGGCGATGCTACGGGCACGCATGGGAGTAGGGGCGGCGAACGCTTCCATAGCCAACATGCAGTCCAGCCCGTATTTTACCTTGAACGAACAGGCAAAGGGTGAAAGCGCGTTCCTGTCGAACACACAGAACCCTGCGACCCTCGCGAAGTTGATGCATGTTGCGCAACTCATGGCGATTACCGACCCGAACAGCCGAGGGTTAGAGAACTCGACGGCGGCATTAGCGCGGTTCATGGAAACGGGCGTTGGCCGTGGATTAGAGGCACAGTATTACCTGCCCAAAAACCTGCTGGCCGATGCGTCGTTCTATGCTGGTTCTGACAAGTTTACATTAAAGAACGGGCAACCCGTTGGCGCGAAAACGAATCACCCTGCCGATATTGACAAGTTTGCTGACGCGATTGAACATGCGTTCATCAAGTCTGGTCGCGGCGTCGATGCACTCAATGCCGCGCTTGGCACGACAGCCATGCGGTTGCAGGCGGTCGGCACGACGCTTCATAATAAATTCTTGGCGATTGTTGACCAGATGTTAACGGCGATGTTGCCGGCACTGGAAAAGTTTTCGCAATGGCTTGGGACGGCGGATGCGGGGCGGGCGTTTGAGTCACTGGGTACGGCCTTGCGCGATATTGGGGGCTTACTCCCCTATCTCGTGCAGGGATTCGCTTTTCTCGCAGATCACTTGACTGCCGTTGTTGCAGGGCTTGCGGCGCTTGCTGGATTGAAGTTTGCTTCATGGCTACTCTTTAACGTATCGTTCTTGAAGTTTATCGGTGTGTTGCCGACGGCAGCAGAGGGCGTTACGGCATTAACGGCATCGCTTGGGGCGCTGGCTATTGGGTTAGCGGCCATTATTGCTCTCTGCGTTACGCTGAAGTCGTTAGTTGATTCCATTCACTACTATCTCGGCGGCAAAGAGATGAAAGACATCGCTGATAGCAATCAAGACGTGCAAGCGCTTGATGATCGTCGTATCCGCGCCGCTCGGTTCCGCAGCCTCGGTGTTACGGAAGGCGATGTGGTAGATCAATTAGTACGCGCAGGCAAGTTGCCCGGACAGCGCGGGATGACGCAAGCAGAAGCGTCTAACTCCGCATGGGCATTCGGGCAGGCGGCAGGCAATCTTCTTGGGCCGACCGGCACAGGGAAATACTACTCGACCGCTTCGGACGATGTGATTAAAGCCGCAGAAGATCAATGGTACATGGCGCATAACGGGATAAAATACCCCAAGGCCACGCCAGCCGGTGCTGCTCCCTATCACGAACTTGGCACAGACAACAATCCGATGTCCGTCAAAGTCAAAGGTTCCGTTAATCTCGCACTCGAAGACCTGAAAATGCTGGCCGATGTCGCACAACGGCAGTATATCGCGAACGTGAACCATTCGACGATTGTTCCGCAGATACACGTCCATGTTGGCGGCGATGGCTCAAACATTAGCCCGAAGCATATTGCTAATGCGGTACGTGATGTGCTGATAGAAGGATTAGGCAAGAAGCCTGCGTTGTCTCATGCATCACCCTCGCCTTCAGGTCGTTAATGAGGTGTCTCGATGTCCACGGTAGCGAACAGCTTTCAATTATTCTTGAGTAGCACCGTGGCGGGTGGGGCATCGCTCCAATTCCCGGTGAACCCTGATAAGATCGAGATGAAGTATCCGGGGGATAATAAGACCTACAATGTGTTAGACATTGGCGAGATTGTTGTCCCCCGTTTGCCGAAATTGGCACAGTATTCATGGGATAGCTTCTTCCCGATTGATTCCACGGCAAGCTATGTTCTCACGAAGAATGATTTCTATCGACCGGCGGAATGGATAGGGCAATTACAGCGATGGCAAACGACGCGGCAAGTGTTGCGCTTTATCTTGCATCGCGGCACGGTCAACAGCACTAATTTACCGGATACCAACACACTCTGCGTGATCGAGAACTTTGATACCTCGGAACACGGCGGGGAAGTAGGCGATGCCTATTACAAGATCGCGCTCATGCAGTACCGACCGTATGCGCCGCAGAAGGTAGCCTTAAAGACCAATGCCGACGGGTCGATTACCGCGTTCTCAACCACGCAACGCGCCAATGACCCCACACAATACTCCGTAGGGCAAAGCGTGGTCGTCAACGGGCCATGCTACTTCTCGTCCTCGAATACCGACGTGGTCGCGCTTACGATCGCTGGGCAGCAAGTCAAGATTCAATGCATCAAGGTGGGCGCGGATAATCCCTATCTTCTGCAATCATCTGGTAGCAAAGATACGCTCGGATGGGTCAACGCCGATGAGTTGGAACCCGCGCCGGTATCCTCGTTCTAATCACAGGAGTCTCGTATGTCGGTCGGTTATTCCCTGCTGATTCATCATAAGGCAAACGATCAGGTGTGGGAACTGTCACGCATCGCGACTAAGGCCAGTTACGAGACACACCTATGGAGTACGCCGGGCAAGTTTGAATTTACCTATCAGAACGCGCTTGACCCCTCGCTCTTTCTTGCGCTTTCTCCCGGCGACAACGTGACGTTCCGCGCTCCCGATATGCAAGGCACTCCGCAGAATATCTTTTCGGGCTATGTGTTCACGAAGAAGACTACGCGCTATGGTGAAGTGACGGTCACGGCCTATGACCAGTTGCGCTACCTGAAAGCGAATGACACGCTGGATTGCAGCGGGATGCGCGTTGACCAGGTAATTCAGTTGATCGCCGGTAAGTACGGCCTGCACATCGGTTCTCTTGCCGAACCTGCGTGGAAGTTAGGCGCACAGCGGTACGATAACCGTTGCCTGTACGAGATGATTGAAGACGCGCTCGAACAGACGAACGTTGGCTTATCCCCGAAAACCAATACCGCTTTCGCATCGTTTTATGTGTTCTATGATTCGTTCGGGAAGCTGTATCTCACCGAATGTCACGAGTTGACTTCTCCGGTGGTTATTGGTAGTCAAAGCCTGTTGACTGATTACACGTTTACCGAAGACATTGATGCGGATACTTATAACTCCGTGAAGGTCATTGTGCCGAACAAGGCAACCGGCCATGCGGACGTATACGAAGCGAAAGATGCGACCCCGGCGAAAGTGAACAACGGGCCGACGATGCCGCAATGGGGCAACCTGCAATATTATACCGTGGTGGACGGCAACGCGACACCTGCACAAGCCGCGCAACACGCGAAAGACTTGTTGAGCTATTACGACAGGCAACTCAACACCATCACGATTTCCACCCTCGGCGTGGTGGGCGTTCGCGCAGGGACAACGATGTGGATTAACCTGCCGTCATTGACCGAACAAGGGCATTTGAACCAGCAGGCCATGCAGATGAGCCGCGTGTCTCATACGTGGGAAGATTCATCGCATGAGATGGAACTGGAAATGCGGGTGATCCGATGAACTTGACCGACGCGATCCAGTTGACTATTCAGCGTTCCCATGACGCCACCCCTCACACGGATTTAGTCATCGGCACGATTGCCACCGTGGATCCGCTCTCGGTGAACCTGAACACCTATGCGCCGCCGATTACCGCAGGATTCCTATTGTTGACGGAAGCGGTGATTGAGAAGAAAATCGACTTGCACCACACGCATAATCACGCGCATACCCATGCCGACCCGCAAGGCGGCACTTCGGGCGATGCAAGTCCTGTAGCGACTGACAGCGGCACACTGTACAATAACCCGTTCACGAACGCACCGCTGTTCCCGGATTATGGCACAGATAGCACATCGCGCATTGTGACGCCCGCGCTGGCTATCGGTGATAAGGTACTAATGTTAAGCGTGTCCGGTGGGCAACAGTTTATCATTCTCTCGCGCATTGTGGAGGCGTAACATGTCGCTCTTACCGACGAACGTATTCCCTTCGATTGCGCAAACCGTACAATCCGCATCATTGCCCTCGTTGACCTTCGGCGTGAATCACTCCGCCGGACAGATTACCTTCGGGCTAAACGGGCTTGACGCGGTGAAGCAGGCCGTCTGGATTGCCTTGGGGATTCAACGGTATGCGTGGCAGATTTACAGCCCGAACTTTGGCGATGAACTCACTTCCCTGATTGGCAAGCCGTCCGGCATGGTACTCGCAGAAGTCCCGCGCATGATTCAAGACGCGCTATCAATTGATGATCGTATCTCCAGTGTTGACGGGTTTAATCTGGTGCAAGTCGGCGATTCCCTGCAAGTGAATTTCACGGTACATAGCGTCTATGGCGACTTTACGACAATAACAACGGTGGTACTCTAATGGCGATAGACTTTAGCGGCATGACCGCGCCGAACCTGCAAGCGCAACAACTTGCCCAGGTGCCCACCACCATTGATACGCGGGAAGGGTCGCTCATCCAAACAGCGATTGGCCCGGAGAGCGTCGCACTGGCGGAAGCCTATGCCAACCTGGATACCATTCAAAAACAAGCCTTTGCGACGACGGCCGTTGGGAGCAATCTCGACCTCATAGTGGCCGAAGTGGGTATTACGCGTTATGCCGCGTCCCCCGCCGTGATGATACTGGTCACGGATCAGCCGTGCGCCCTCGGAATACGATTTGCCACCGATAACGGAACATCATCGCTCGTATTTGCCGTGACCGACGCGATCTACTCGGGGCCGGTCGGGTCTCCGTATAACATTACCACCGGATATGTATACGAAGTCACCTGCGCAACCGCAGGCAGTCTTGGGAACCTCTATACGGGAAATATGATTGCCGTGGATTATGTCGCCAATCTCACCGTCGCCGTGATGACGAATGGGGACATTTACGGGACAACGGCCTATTATACCCCCGGCACCGATGCCGAAACGGACACGGCGCTCTTGGCGCGATTTATCAACAAGATCAATCTGCAACCATTCGGCGGGAACGTGGCAGACTACTACCTGACCATCACGGGGCAAATGCCCATTATGAATCCAGACGGCAGTACCACGCGAATCAATGGGGTCGGCGGCTGTCAGATTTTCCCATCGTATCCGTCGGGCGGCGCGGTGTTGTGCAGCATTGTTGATAGCGGGTATCTGTTGGGCTCAACATTGACGGGGCTGGTCGCGGAAGTACAATCTATCGTTGACCCGATTCCCGGTAAAGGCTATGGGATTGCCTCGATTGGCGCGGCGTGTACCGTCGTGGCAGCAACGGCGGTACACGTAGTCATTGTCGCAAATGTCACAGTTGGCGGGGGGGTCTCTCGCGCTGCGATTACTGCCGCAATTCTGGCGAATATCAACGCTTACCTACTCACGATTCAGCAAGCATGGGATAGCACCTCAATTCAAGCACAGTACGCTTATGCGCCGCCGCTGAACCCGAACGCGAACACCATTGCTCTCTCAAAGATTATTGCCGCGATTAACAACGTTGCTGGAGTAGTAGAATCAGGGACAAACAGCGTGACGATTAACGGCGCGGCGGCTGACCTCGTATTGACGGAAACGCCTGCGACACAGCAATTCCCGATATTTGGGAGCTTCACGCCGACTTATACCGGGGGTGTTTAATGAGTCTGTTCTCTCCGTTGGAATCCCCGTTGCCGTTGCTGACCCCGACGCCGCTCATCGACAATCTCCCTGACTTGTTCGTGAATATCAACGAGGGAGAGAATGACTTTACGAATGGCTTGATTCCGGCTGAGCAAACGGCTTTCGACGCGCTGGACGGCAGTATTGACCGCGTATACAAGAATATCTTCATTCAAAGCGCCGATGACGACGCGCTCACCGATAAAGAGGCGTTATATTGGCAAGTGACAGGGTTTTGGGGCGATAACGTCATGCCTGCGGTGATTGTCACGCGGCAAGATCGTTTGTTGCGGAGGCGATTCCAAACCACGCCGTTTACGCTCGGCACTCTTACACAGTTCGCCATGAATAAGTTTCGGCAGTCACCGGGAACAGGCTACGCGACGGCCTACATGAATACTGCCGTGACGCCGAATTACAAACTGGGCGCATGGCATTTAGGACAGTTGCCGTTTATCAGTTATCCAAACAGCTTCTTTCTGGAATTTCCTGCGCCGACATTAAACCTGGCTGATGCGGCACAAGCGATGTGGGGCGCGACGTATGGCGTGGTTGACCCTGCGGCAATCTACTGGATTACCATGCAGATGAAACCGGCGCATTTAACCTTCATCCCGAAACCGACCGTGCAAGGCGCATGTTCGACGGCCACGTGGAGCGGCGGGAGTGTCGTACATCAAGCGCACGTTGGCATCATTGAAGGCGGCTATGCGACGATTACGCCAATAAGTATCGGTGATCCTGTCGGCGGTGTGTATCCTGTGACGTATCTTGTACCGTCTACTACGACCGGATGCGTGACCTCGGTTCAGTTGCAACAATCGGGCGGCGGGAGCGTTACCGGGCTACCTGTGCAGACTGTCTATATTCCGATTCCGTCTGGTAGTTCTATCCTAATGACGCATTATATCACCGTATCCTAGAGGAGTACGCTTATGTCTGTGACTTTTCCTTTGCCTG